GAGCAGGTTTATGGTGTCGACTCCAGTAGCAGCTGCAGCCGGTGTACGGCCTGCCAGTACGCACGAACGCAGCGGTGCTCGTAGAGCGTGTCATCCTCGAACGGGTGTCGTGACGGCACGTGCGCCGAGAGGTAGCGATCAACAGCCCTGTCGAGCGTCAGGAGCGGCTGCGTGTGCGGATTATCTGGAATCGTGATAATCGCGCCATCGACGATGCGGATCTGTCTCATCAGAAAGGCACCTCTTCTTCAGTCCAGGCGTCGCACCCGATCTTGAGCACGTCGTCCGGGGGGGTGGCGTTCCACTTCTCGCAGCACTTCTTGATTTCGCTGTAGTGCGCGCAGCTCCAGCAGGCGCGGGGGAACACCGTCGGCTCGGCTGGTTGGGGCAGGGCGTACCGCACGACGCGCAGGAACTTCCCATCGCGCTGCGTGCCGATCGACGTCGGCGTGGCGAGGTCGTTGATCATGAGGAGCGCTTCGTCGACCGTGCCCGGGACCGGCTCGGTCGAGCGCCGCTTCCACCACGTCTCGGCCTTTTGTCGTGCGAAGCCCGTGTGCTCGACGCAGATCCACTCGGACGCGATCATCGAGAATCCGCGGAAGTAGTCCACGCGCAGCGACGGCGCCTTGTCCTTCTTCTCGTGGCGCGAGTACTCGACGTTCGTGATCTCCTCTTCGAACACGGGCTCCGGCTCGCTCGAGAGGATCGGCCGCATGCTCCCTTCAGGGAACAGCGGTGGCTTCTCCGGCTCGGGAAACGGAGCACCGCACGCAGGACAGGTGCGTGCGCCGGCGAACACGATCTCGCTGCAGCACTCGCACGTCTTCGTTGGTGCGACGCCATCGCCCTTCTTGCCTGGCTCCTCGATCACGACCGCGTCGACGGGCCCGAACCGCTCGACGTTACCTGCGAAATCCAAAACCAAAGTGTTGACCTTCGATGGATGCAGACGGAAGCCGCGGCCGGCCATCTGTATGTAGAGGCCAGCGGACTTGGTCGGGCGCAGCATCGCGATCGCATCGATCGCGGGCTCGTCATATCCGGTGGTGAGCACGTCCATCGACGTGAGCGCACGGAGCTCGCCGCGCTTGAAGGCCGCGAGTCGCTGTGCGCGGACCTCGTCGTTCAGCGCGCCATGGATGCAGCTCGCTGCGGTACCGGCGGCACGCAGCGCTTCCGCGACGTGCTCGGCATGCTGGACGCCAGAGCAGAAGATCAGCCACTTGTTGCGATCGGCGAAGAGACGCACCATCTCCGCGACGGCCTTCGTAGTGATCTCCGTGGTATCCACCGCACGCTCGAGCGCACCGGGCACGAACTCACCGCCGCGCATCGCCACGCCGGACGTGTCGAGCTTGGACAGCGTCGCCTTCGAGATGAGCGGGCAGAGGAAGCCTTGGTCAATCAGCACCTTCACCGTGACCTCGTACGCGATGTCGGTGAAGAGCGCATTGGATCCGCGGTGCAGGAGTCCAGTGCTCAGGCGATAGGGCGTCGCGGTGAGGCCCATGAAGCGCACGTCCGGATTCATCGTGCGCATCGCCTTGATGAGCGTCCGGTACATCGTCGCATCGTTGAGCGGCACGAGATGCGCCTCATCGATGAGCACGAGATCGAACGCGCCGAGCTTGTATGGATTCTTCGCCGCGGACTGGATGCCGGCGACGATGACCGGTGAGTTGGTATCCTTCGTCTTCAGGCCGGCCGAGTAGATCCCGATCATCGTGAACGGCACGACGGTACTGACCGCCTTCACATTCTGCTGCAGCAGCTCCTTCCGGTGTGCCAGCACGAGCACACGCGCCGTCGGTGCATTGTCGAGGACGCGCGCGATGATCGAGCCCATGATGGGCGACTTGCCGCCACCGGTGGGCACGACGATGAGCGGGTTGCCCTCGAAGCGCGAGACCCAGTCAAAGGCCGCGTCGATGCAGTCCTGCTGGTACGGCCGAAGGACGAAGGTCACGCGGGACGCCCGCTCCAGCCGAGGAAGTCGACCGCGAGAAACGTGAGGAGCCAGACACCGAGACCGATCAGCGCGGTCGGGATGCCGAACCGTGACGCACTCGCGAACACGATCACGAGCGAGCCGACGACGTTGAGATAGACGAGTCGTCGCCAGAAGTCACCGCTGCGCCAGAAGTGAGACCAGTCGCCGTTCTGAATGCGGACGACGGTCTTGTCGATGATGAGGTAGAGGACAAGCGCGGCGATCGCCGCCTCGAACATCGGCAGGATCGCATACAGCACGATCGCGAGGAACGCAGTGTGCCCGATCTTCTCGAACAGGTACCGCGCGACGAAGTCACGGTCACCGACGTCGGCGAGCATTCGGGATTTGAAGCTCATGGGGAATTCACGAGAGAGGAGGGAACTGCTGGCGCGCAGTGGCGCACGCCAGCAGGAGAAAGGATCAGCGAGGGGGTTACTTCTTCGTCGCCCAGGCGGGAGCAGCTGCCGCGGGCGTCGCGTTCGAGGTCGGCACAGCAGCCGCGGCGACAGGCGATGAGCCAGCGATCGCCGTGTACTTCTTGATCTCGTTCTTGGGGTCGTAGCCCTTGCTCTCCTTCACGACCACCTTGAGCAGGACGGGGATGTTGTGCAGCTGCTTCGAGTCCGTGAGCTTCATCACGCCGGTCGCGTGGCAGACCGCGGAGAGCTGACCCTGACCGATGCGCTGTGCCTCTGCGCTCGGGTTCTGCACGTTGAGCCGATCCCAAATGACGCGACCCTTGTACTGGCCGTCGAGGATGGTCCACGACAGCTGGAGATACGACGCAGGCCGATCGGGCGTACTGTCCTTGGTTGCCTTGATCTCGCTCGCGGTGATCATCGCGCGATACTCGCCGTTCGGGACTGGCTCTGGTCCAGTCTCTGGCTTCACGCCGTTCGCGTCGAAGTTGATTGCGGTTGTGCCCATGATGGTTGGTTCGCTCACTGACTGGTGATGGTGGCCGCGGAGCGATTCTCCGCGGCCGTGGTGGTGCTAGCTCTCTTGTATTGCCGCTTCGAGCGCGACGTCGTGGTGCGCGGTCTCGTCGCTTTCGGGGAGTGCGTCGATGCGCTGCAGCTCGCCGTTCTCGAGGAACGGGAGATCGTCGACGATCTCGACGTCCGGCTCCGGCTCTTGGATCACGGGCGGTGCGGTGTACGCGCCGGTGATGGCAGCGACGAACACGTCCCATGCGCCGACCTTCGGGAACGGGATCTCGGGCGGCATGCCGTAGCGGTTCTTCGCCTGGAAGGCGGGACGCTCTTCGACCGAGAGCACGCGCTGGCCGGAGGTCTGACCCTTGGTCGACTTTGCCATGCCCTCGCCCTTCGTGACGGTGATCGTCTCCATGTGCGCGAAGCCGATGACGTCGGCCCACTCGGCGACGAGTGCCGAGGCGCGATCGTGCAGCTTCATCACGTAGCGGTCGTACGCGTCGGTGTCCGGCGCGTCGAACTTCTTGATCGCGGTGTGCGCAATGAGGATGATGACCATCCCCTTCAGCTCTTGCAGCTGCGTCAGCTTCTCGAGGAACTCGATCCAGTACTCGTCGGCCTTCTTGTATCCCTTGCCGTAGCCGAAGTCCTCGATGTCGGTCTTGCCGCCCATGAAGGCGGTGTGCGACCACACGAGCGGCTCGAGCCAGTCGAGCGTATCGACGATGAGCGCGCCGTACGCGTGGTCCGTGTTGAGCAACGTATCGAGCGCCTGCATCACGGCGCCGTAGCTCCGCGCGCGTGGGAACTTCTTGACGCGGATGCCGGCGAGGCCCTTCTCGATTGGAAGAAGCACCGAGTTCGGCGCCGATGCACCGAACGTCGTCTTGCCGATGCCGTGCGGGCCATGGATGACGATGCGTGGTGGCTCGGTGGTGTAATGCTCTTCGATGCTGTCGAGCGACATGGTGGTCATGAGTGTCCTTGAGAGTGAGTGGACTGCTGGGAGAATCCGCGCACGAACGCTTTGACGTCAGCGACATCGCGGCCGAGAGGGGTGATCGTGTAGGTCATCGTGCCCGGCAGAAGCTCGATCCATCCAGCCAGGTACAGCACGTCGACCGTCATCCGGCGCACGGTGTCGACCGTGACGTCCTTGCAGATGAGTGGATTGACGCCGGCGACACTCATCTCGATGCGCATGTCGCACGCGAGATAGCGCAGGATCTCGAGCTCGCGCCGCGTGGGTGCGCGGTTCATCGTGGACTCGAGGTGAGGTGCCATCCGCCGCAGAGCGCGCAATAGTACGTGCGCTCCTCGCGCTTCCCGCGCATGCGGTCATCGCGGGTCTGTTGCACATTCTCCAGCGCAACAGCCGCTGCTCCGCGCGAGCGGAATCGCGCCTTCTTGGTCGGGCCGCAGTGGTCCTTCACTGGACTCGTGCCCGGCTTGTGCTTGCGTCGGCGGTTCATGAGGCGACCGCCATTTCATTTTCGGGGGGGGGCATCGAGGTCGAAGAGCGTCGGCGTCTGACGCTTCTCTTCCTCGGCCCGTGGGTACTGACGGCCGTCGTCGTAGTAGCTCGGATTGAGCTCGACGGCGTGGCCACGGCGACCCAGCTTCACTGCGCGTGCTGGTACGGTGAAGATCCCGCCGAATGGATCGGAGACTTCGTCGCCTTCGCTCGTATACCTCACGATGAGACGATCGACGATGTCGATCTGGAGCGGACAGATGTGGTTCTGTAGTCCCTTCGATGTCTGCTGCGAGTTGAGCGTCTTCATGCGCACGATATCGGTCCACACCCCGTCATCGTGACTCGTCGGCGCCAAGCACATGAACGTCGATGGCAGTGCGTGCCGATCCTCGAGCGCCTTGCCGAGCGCGACGTGCTCTTCGTAGTCGTAGATGCTGGCGCGGCTGTGCTCTTGGTAGAACCGGCCGATGACGTCGGGCCCATACTGCGCGAGCTCTTCGGCCGTAAGCAGCCGATTGCCGGAGCTGCGCCACAACGCATGCGCGTCGACCTGCCAGCGTGCGAGCGAGTAATCGGTTTTGCTCTTCACGACGCGCACGTCGGCGTATCCCTTCGACGTGTCGCTCGGCAGCTTCCGAAACAGCAACACGTACTCCGGCGAGCCGACGCCCATCTTCGTCCCGTCCTTGCACTGCTCGGTGTAGCCCAGCCGATAGGTCTGATTGTTCTCGCGCACGACGTCGGTGACGACCGTGATCATCCCGAAGTAGATGAAGCCGTGCTTGCGATAGTGCGCGATGCAGTCGGCATGGAATGGCTCGACCGATGGCATGCCGTAGCCAGTGACGTTGCCGAACCGGATCCGGTCCTTCGTGTGGACCGCGAGCACGCGCCCTGGCTGTAGTGTGCGCAGCAGGTGTGGCGTGAGGTGATCCATCTGCGCGAAGAACGCCGCGTTGTCGGGGTTGTGACCGAAGTCGCGGTAGCTCGCCGAGTACTCGTAATGATTCCCGAACGGCACCGACGTGAGGAGCATGCCGAACCGGTTGTCCTCGAGCGCGGCGTACTCTTCGACGGAGTCGTTGTTCACGAGCTCGTACGACTCACTCAGGTCCGAGCGACGCACGACGTCGATCGTGCGCGAGAGCGCTTGTTCGATGCCTGCGCTCCCGAGACCGTATTCGCGAATGAGTTGGCTCATTCGCTCGCGGAGCTTGACGTCCTCCGCCCACTTCTGTTGGAGCGCCTTCAGGATGTCGCGCTCGGCCTCCGTGTAGATGACGTGAATGGTGACCGGATGCGCCTGTTGAAAGCGCTGAATCCGGTAGATGGCTTGGATGAAATCGTTGAACTGGTAGTTGATGCCGAGGAAGACGGCCGTGTGGCAGTGCTTCTGGAGGTTCACGCCAGAGCCCAGCATCACCGGCTTGCCGATCAACACATCGGCATAGCCTTCCTTGAACAGGATGACGCGGCGCTCGCTCTCGTCTTCGTGGAGCGAGCCGTGCACTGAGGCCGTCGTGAGTCGCAGCTTGTTACAAAGCGCCTCGGCGGCGTCCTGCTCGGCATTGAGATGGCACCACAGGATGGCCTGTCCGTTCTCACGGTTAGCCGATTGCTCGGAGAAGTGGGACGCGAGGATACCTGATGCCGCGCTGATGCGATGCGCGATCGAGTCGCGCTTCTCGTCAGCGGCGTCCTTGAGCGAGAGCGCCGCATTCGACACGAGATGATGTTGGCCGTCACGGTTGACCTTTCCGAGTGGCGACGTCGCCGGCACCTCGTGGTACACGACGGTGAGCGGCGGAAGGTCGTAGCCATCATCAGAGTAGCCGAGATCCGACGGCCGCTGGACGAACAGTGCCCACGAGTGCAGCCACGCGAAGAACTCCGCTTCCATGTGCGGATAGAGCGTGAGGTTGTTCGCCTGCGTGGAGTCGCGCTGGAAGAAGCGCGTCAGCGCCTGGCCGGTGTCCATCACGCCGAGGTATCCAGCGTAGTGGATCAGCTCCTTGTAGCGATTCGGTGCAGGCGTGGCCGTCGCGACGAACCGGTACGGGACCTGATCGAAGAGCGTCAGGAACGTTTGATACGTCTTCGAACCGTAGCTGCGCAGCACGCTCGCTTCGTCGAGCGATGCCGCGACAAAGCGATTGGGATCGAGCTTCCCGTCGCGGACGCTCTCGTAATTGGTGAGGTAGATAGTGCGGTCGTCGACGATCTCGTCAGCGCGCCGAATGAACTTGGTCTCAATGGCGTAATCGCCGGCGAATCGATCGAGTGCGTCGCGTCTGAACTCCTGCCGCACACCGAGCGGCAAGACGATGAGCCGCGGGCCTTCGACCTGCGTGCCGAGCACACGCATGATCTCAAGCTGCGTCGCCGTCTTGTGCAGGCCGAACGCCGCGAAGATGGCAGCGCGGCCCTTCTGAATCGCCCACCGCGCAATGTCGCGTGTGATGGGCTTCAGGTCAGGATTGAACGCAGTGGCCGGGACGTCGATCCCGCTCGCATGCGAGAAGTGGAACTTCGATTCGAGGAGGCCACGATAGGTCGCGCTCATGCTGCCACCTGCCGTGCGACGGGCGCGCCGAAGTTCGCGCGGCACAACGCGGCCGGGATCTGCGGATTGACTGAGTTGCCGACCATGTCCTTTT